TTGGATCTGCATGTTCTGAGCAGTTTGTGCTGCATCAGCCATGTTCTTTGGATCAGCCAACTTTGACTGCATCATCATTGCTTGCTGTTGCTGTTGCTGTGCTGCTTGTTGTTCCTGAGCAAGCTCTTCGTCGGTCTTGATCAAACCAACAGTGTCGATGCCCATGGAATACGCAAGGCGCTTAATCAGCTCTGATGGCTTCAGATAGGTTTGTAATCCTTCTGGCCCCATTGTCTGACCAAGCGTTGTTGTGAACCTTACTAGCTGCTCTAAGTCGTTGCCACGACCAACTGCTGCAAGACCCACAGTCATGACAGGTTTAACTAGCTCTTTTGGCAGCTTGGGAACCTTCTTCTCACGCTGAAGAATGTCCAGCTTGCGAGAGACATAAGGCACCTGGAATTCGGTCTGAAGGATGGAGTAAATGGAGCCCAGGGAGTTCTCGATCTGCAACGCTTGCAGCCTGACTTCTTCAGCTGTTGTGCGCTCACTATCTCTCACATCAGCCAGCATGAAAGCCTGTGACAGCCTGGCCTCAATCTGACTTTTGCCTTGCATTGCGACTTGCAGATCTGTGGTTTTCTGCACCTGCAAAGCCATCACATCATTCGGGTCTCCTGTGACAAATGAACCGTTTGGAGCATTAGCCAAATTGGCTGCTTTGGTAACGCCAGATGGCTTCACCAGGAACAAGATCTTGCTGCTTGCAAGGCTGCCTTCAGCAATTGCTTGGCATAGTGCTTCTACGGTCTGGAGATCCGCCAAGGCCGCGGCTTCTACATAACTAATGCCATACATCTGGCCATCGCTGCGGGTCATTCTCAGCGGCATCCAAGGGCTTACGTCCTCTGGGGCTCGACCCTCCGACCCAGGGATGATCTTGTTGTTGACCTCCTGGTGCCACTTCACTGTTCCTTTCTTTCCTTGGCTATTCCGCTCCCATTTGACGTAGGTGTAGATCCGAACGGTGTCGCCAGAATCACGACGCGGAACAGGTTGAGCGATGTCGTCAATCAAGCCACTGGTGATGTCGTCATCCTCTTCAGGATTCCGCACCATGTCCTGCACTTTTTGCGGCAGGGTCTCAATAGCTAGTTGTTCGCACGTAATTACTTCCAATGGATTGCCCATTGGATCACGGCTACAGACGTAGCGATTGAGATGGAAACAACGCAGTCCTTCTGGAGCTACATAAAGCAGTGCATTGCCACCAACGATGAGATGCAGCAGCGCCTCATGGAAAACCACACGGTCATTGCTGGCCTCAATCTCCCGCAGCACCTGGCGTTCGATTTGGCTTAATGCCGTTTCAAATTCGGACTTTTGTTCTGGGTTAACGCCTTGAGCGTTTAGCTCGGCTTCATCCAGCGAGAAGCGGAAAAACTGCTGCGTTGGAGGCAGCAGTGCCAGGAGCATTCTGCTTGCCAGGTTGAGGCAGCCGCGTGCTCCTATGCCATTCCAAGGGACTGGGTAGGTCTCCTAAGTAATAGTCCCTGTCAGAAGCCAGGTCTTCGTAGCGTTGAGCAGCAGTTTTTCGCATGATTAGATCGAGAGGTTAGTTCCCTGAGACCGTGAAGATCCCCTTGAGATATTTGTCGCCGTTTGTCTTACGCCTCTTGTTCCTTTCTTCTTTTCTGCCAACTGAGCAGTAGGAGCCATGGGCTGCTCTTGTCCAAGGATTTGAAGTGAACCTCTTGTCGCAGCAGCGTTTGTGTTTATTCGCCGAATGCGCTGTTCTTGCCCAATCCGCAAGCGTTCAGCCGTTGCTTGCTGCTCTGCTATCTGTTGCTCGGCTGCCGCTTTAGCCGCCACCCTGCTATCAAACAGGTTGTTATATCGACCATAGGCTTGGTTGAAATCGTCATGGAACCTTCGGTTTCCGCCCTTCGCCCCATTGACCATCGTGGCCCTATAGGTGGGATTTTTATAGAAATTAGATTCCTTATAACTGTCTGGAAAGTTTGCTTGCTGCCATCTAGCCCACTCTGAAAGCGGGGCATATTGGTCGTAAAACTGATTACGACTCATCTTGGTCGTGTAGTTGTAGTTTCCGGCCATGATCAGATGCCTACGTTGACGCCAGAACCGGGCGTACTAGACGTACCAGCTGTTGATATTTTCAAGTTCTTTTTGGGCTTCTTCTTCTCAGTGACAGCTTTGGTTGTTTGAGCTTCTTCAGGGATCTCTCCTTGAGCTGCTGTTGTCGTATAAGCAGAAGCCTCAGCAGCTGCTAACGCAGATGCCGCAGCGGTTTCTGCTGCATTATCCGAAACGATGTCAGCTGTCTGAGCATTTGCCTTGTCAATTTCAGTTTGCAAGTTTTGTTGAAACGCCTGTTGCTGCATTCGTGTTTGCTGTTCGTACTGCGCCAAGGCTTGTTCGCCTGCTGTTATTGCATTTTGATCTGGTTGCACATACTTGATCTGAGGTTGTCTAGCTCCGCCGCCGAAACACATGATGAAACTCCTTTAGGTGATGTTGAGGCCAGTCCCCTGGCCAGATGAATTGGCCGTGCGACCAATCCGCAATGCTTTGCGGCCTTTGGTTGTTTTCAACCCACGCTCTCTTGCCCCAATTTCAGGGGATTGAGCAGATTTTTCTGGCGGTGGAGTTCCAATAAGAGTTGAAAGCCGCATTGCTTCTTGATTTAACGCTGACGCATCTTCAGCAGCAGCATTCTTCTCTTCTGAAATCCGTGACTGAACAGACTGCTGTTCTCGCAACGCACTTTGCAACTGCTGTTGCATTGCCATTGTGCCGTTATTCATCTGCGACTCAATCGCAGAACGCTGCAAGTCAAATTGCTTGTCGTAAGCGTTGTAGTCAGGCTGATAAATCGTTGCCCTTTCGCCACCACCACCACACATCAGTTCAGCTCCGGTTCAATGATGACGACATTGGTCTGCTGATCTTCCAGCTTTTGCGCCAGCCATTTCACGACTGATACCTGACCAGCGCGGAACATGATCTCGCGATCACTCCATTCCAGTTCAGGGGCTCGATCAGGAAACTCTGTCGCAAGAGCTGCCACAAGCCTCTCGTCGATTTGTGGAAGATAGGGCACTCTGCGCAGCCGTAGATATTGCCCATGGTATCTAAGCTTCAGTCAGAAACACAGCAGCTATGTCTGATCAACTAAGCAAACTCAGCGAGATGCACGAGCTCGTAATTGATCAAGTGCTGGAAGATCTCCAGAATGGTGATCGCAGAGCACGTCAAGAAGCGATGGCTTTGCTGAAGAACAGCAACGTCACTGCTGTTGCTGCTGAGGGCTCAACTCTCAAGAAGCTTGCAGGCAAGTTGGACTTCTCCGAGATGAGCGACAAGGTTGTTCCTATACAGAAAGCTGTTTAACTCCGCCGTAAGCACCGTGATTGGACAGGTTGGGTCGCCATCCCAGCGCGAGGGAATCAACAGCACCTTCCTGTTCACTCATCCAAGCTTCCATATCTTCACGCTGCATCTGGGAGCTGCGTTCTAGCTGTGTTCGCATCTGGTCCTGGGCAGCGGCCTCGACGAAATAAGCAAGCGCAATTGCAAGTGCATCAGCCCGGTCATCGTGTGACAGGCAGCCCTTCTCATCAGTCAGCCGTGACATCTGATGAGCAACTGATCTGGAGTAGCCGTGTTCTGGATCTTCATCCAGTAATCGATAGTCAGCCTTGATTACCTTGGCCAACATGCACAGCCTGTGCTGCTGAATGATGGGGCCAAGCGTGTCGCAAAGCCGTGTCTCTTTTCTGATGCTGTGCTTCACCTCTTCGATGGTTACGGGGTGATGCCGGAGCATGTGGGGCTTGAGTAGAGCTGTAAACATGCCATCACCCATGTTTGCCTCAGCGATGACGTAGTTGACGCCCCATTTCTTAGCGATCTTGGCGCAATTCTCTAGAACAACGTCGTCATAACCAAGGGTGCTGCCACCACTCTCCAGAACAAAGAAATTGCCGCCATATTCAGCTAATACACACCAGGCGAGCTCATCTCGTCCTCTACCTGCCGGGTCAATCGACATGACGACACGAGCATCCTTTCGTTCCACCCAGCCATTGATAAATGCGGGGCGATGCCAGAAACGATCGGCACCCATTCCAACGCAAACCAGTTCTTGAAGCCGGTATTCGGGCGAGCTCGACCAGACAACAGTCTCTGGAAGGGCAGATCCGTCGATGTCGAGGACACAAATGTCTCCGAGGCGTACTGGGAAGCGGTCAAGAGTGGCAAGCCTGCAATTGAGATAGAACTGAAGCTCGAAACTTGCCTTCGTCATCGACGCTTGACGTTGAAGGATGTCTTCGTGACTGAACCGCTCAGGGTCCGTTGGCTCTCCGACTAAGCCAGGATCGTTTTCGACCTCTTCTTCCATACGTGGATCAAGGTTCCCTTCGTAGGTTTCACGGTCTTCTGGGTATAAAGCAGGCCAATATCTACTTGAATAGCCCCGTTCTCGCACCAATCGTAGGTAAATACTGGTCTCGGTGTGCGGTGTACCGAGATAAATGATCTTTCTAGGCAGTAATTGACCCTCGTCTGGCTTGATGATGGATTCCATCTCTGTTACAGCATGAGCAATGCGCTCTTGCTTCAACATTGTGAGCGTATTTGCAAGCGTTTCGATGTCATCAAGGACTGCGCAAGTACAACGCTGACCAGTGGTTTGAGCTCCAACGCCTAGGGCACGGACCGATGGCGTCTGTTCAACGGTGCATGGGGCGACATCAAACGCCACATTGCTGGATCTGTTCTCCAATCCAGGCAATAAACACTGCAATATGTCCACTTCAGCCATGGTGCGCAGCATGAACTGGGTGAAATCAGTGGCTTTGATGGCAGTAGCTGAAACGACAAGGATCTTTTCCTCTGGATCCATGCGCAGCCGCCATAAAGCGTAGTAACTGGCGAGTAATGACTTGCCCAGGCCCCTAAATGCGACCGTTAGCTGCCGATCAGGGCCATCTTGCATCCATTGAGCAACAGCAACCTGCTGTTTGGTGGGTGTTGTGGCCAGACCTTGCTCTCTAAGTAGATAGCAACAGAACTGCGGAAAGCTCCGCAGCTGTTCTGGCATCTCTTCCCACAATGCTTTCATTCAAACGCCTTGGCAGCAGCACGGTTAATGGCAGCCCGTAAGCCCTTTTCCTTGTCCTGAACAAGATGGAACGACGAAACGAACGTGCATTT